AGCCACAAGAAGAATGGCAACAAGATGATGGTGATTGCGATGATTGCAAGAATTGTGAACATCAGAACTCCTCATTGCAGATGATGACATAAGCATCAATTCCATCTGCGTTGTCGAGCAGGATTTGAAAGTCTGCTTTGATTGATGTGAGATAAGCGCGGAAGATCATTGCTGATGTCCAGTCTGGGAGCCAGTAGGCGTTCAACAATCTGAAATCGACTGCATGACCTTTGACTTCTTGAAAGCGATTGGTTTGTGTTGCGAATTCTTGATCCCATTCCATCTTTGCAACATAAAGGAATGAAAGATCCTCGCGGATGATGTCAAGTGTGATTGGCATTATGCAACCGCCTTCATCTTTGCAACTGCTTCATCGTAAGTTGGAGCATGATCAACTGCAAAGAACCAGCCATTGCCACGATTTTTTGAAACTATCCAAGCACTTTTGCCGCCCTTGAATGACATGTGCTGAATGCGAAATTGTTGGTTGTAAGTGATGAAAGTTGAACGATTGACCGCAACCAATTTCATTGGATGGACTTCATAAGTTGTTGTTGCCATTTCTTTGTCTCCTCGACTCGGTGAAGGATCCTTGCTCCTTCTCTTAGGGTCAACGATAGCACCGACAAGTCAAATTCATGCAATAGCCCCCCTGCGTGTCGTTCGCCACAATGCGAAAAGACCCCCACCGCCAACCGTAGTCGGGCAGTGAGGGTCTTTTCTCTTATGCTGGCGAGCGCCTAGCGAGGTTAGCGCTACGAGCCAGCAAAGGCGCGTTCTATGCCTTCTAAGAGGCTGATTTGAGGCTTGTAGAAGGTTTCCATGAAGGTCGGATCTCCGACCCTGTAATGAACTCCTACGGGCTCTGAGGGCAGATGCTCAATGGCTGGGGAGTAGCCAGCGACCTTGGAGACCAAGGCAGCCAAGTCATTGAATGAAGTCGGGATGCCAGTGCAGAGATTGGCAGTTTCAATGTCAGCCACGCATCCAGCCAAGGTTGCATCAACAATGTCATCGATGTGGATGAAGTCTCGAACCTGAGTGCCATCGCCCCAGATCTGGAATGGATTGGCTTTGTCGATGCCCCGCTTGATGAATGATGGGAATGGATAGTCCAAAGCCTGGTCGCTTCCATAACCTGAGAATGGTCGATAAGTGTGAACAGTCAATCCTTCGCGCCTTGCATGATGCGCCAGCATCTCCCCGGTCAACTTTGCCCAGCCATAGGAAAGGTCAGGAGTGGCGATGCGCGAGAGATGAATGTCAGTCTCTTCCAGTTTCCTTGCAGCTTCATTGCGCCGTTGCAACTCGATTGGATAAGCAGCCGATGATGAGAAGTAGGTTACGCAACCAGGATCAGTTCGCATTGCCCATCCGAACATCTCGGCATCAATTGAGAGATCAACTGCGAGCGCCAGTGGCGAGCCTTCGATCATCTTGCGACCGCCGACAACTGCCGCCAAGTGAATCACCTTGTCGAAGTAAGTGTTATCAGTTCGGAAGAAGTCTCTGGCATCTTTGCCGTTGACAATATCAACGCCAACAATCTGATGACCTTGCGCTTCGAACTTCTTGCGGAATGCTCGACCTACAAAGCCAGCATCTCCAGTGATAAGAATTTTCATAATGCCACGAACTTTCCCTTGTTATCCCAGAAGCCATAAGCCCCAGCAACAAGTGTGAATGGCTTGAGTGGAATGTTGCAATGAGAAAGTGGAGCAATTCCATTCACATCATAGAATGCTGGATTGGTAAAGTCTGGAGCAACCACAATGGCATTTTTGGTTTGAATCTTGAATAATCCTTTTGTGTGATCGCCAATCTCCAGAACCCAAGGTCTGCCAGTGCCATCAACTCGGCGCTCCTTGACGAAAGGATCAACAAGCATTTCAGCAACTTCGTGCATCACAACTGTTGCCAATCCTTCTGACAATCGTTCTGAAGTAACTTTTTTTCCTGCAATAAAAGTCGGCGGTTTATATAAGCCAGTCGCTGGTCGAAAAGAGAATGAATTGGCTCGGATGTAAGAGATCGGCAATCCATTGAGTGAATCGTGATATCCATAAGCGCGACCCATCAAAGCAAGATTTGGAAAAGTGTCTAGGATGCACACATTCCAAGCCTTTGAATCGCGAACTGTTGAAGTTGTCACCGAGTAAGTCGGCAATTTCCAAGCCTTTGTCACCATTGGAACAAATTGTGAAACTGCATCAACAATAGATGCAAAGTCTGTTGCGGAACAAGATTTGGATTCAAGAACAAGATTCACATTCATCGCAAAGCCTCCAAAAGTTGAGAATAAGAATCACTCGCCAGGTAATCATCAAGCGCCTTCTTGTCGGCTGAATAAACTTCTTCGGCGTTGACTGATTGATAGCCTTCATCCCATTCGGCTTTGCCAGCAATCGGATGAAGATGTTCAAGGACAACTTCTGGGATATAGCGGAGAGCATTCAAGTCTTTGCCGAGTGTCATCCAGAAGTTGTCGAGATATAAGTGAATCATATCTGGCGGAACCATGCCACCTAAAGCGTTGACGATGTTTCCGGTCATTGCAACTGCTGTTGCCAAGTTCTCGCCTTGAAGCAAGTCGTTGCCATAGACCAAGCCTGTGCCTAATTCATCAAGAGCGTTGATGAATGTGTTATCCCAATGCTTAGTGCGTGGTCTGTGATCATCACCTAGGAATGCGAAGTGGCGATATTTGTGAGCGAAGTGACGAGCTGCAAAGTTCAATGGCTTTGCCATTCCTTTGCCACGCTTCTCGACCATGAAGACATCGCAACCGAGTTGAAGATAAGCATCCATCTGTGGCTCATCATCATCAACAATCACGATCAAATCTGATTCGGTCTCTGTCTCATCGAATGACTTGATCAGATCCGCAATGTTTTGTGGTCTGTTCCTACTTGGAACAAGAACAACGAGATTTCTCATCTGCTTCCCCCTTGTTGACGATTTCCCCTGCGATTGCCAAATAAGCAGCGCCATCAATGAATGAATCATCAAGTGGATTGAATGCTAGGCGAGCGAGTTTCAAGCCAGCCATGCACAATGCGACTTGGTAAGGAGCAATCTCTTGATTGAGAATGACTGACCAAATCTTTGCAATTCTCTGATGATTCTCGAAAGGATCACCATTCTGTTCATTACGATCGCCCATTGTCAGGTCAATCGCTTGTTGCAGTATTTCCTCGCGATTCATGCAATTTTCCCATCTCTTCAACTGGATTCAGTTGTGATGGATCGAGCTGATAATTCCTGACCTCGCGACCTGGATCTCCAGTCATGATCGGTGACATCCCCTCGAAGATGCTCACTTCACACCATCCCCTGAATTTGACTTTTGGTGTCTCGGATTCTACTTCATCAACTGAGAGCCAGAAGATGAAATCTGCTTTCCGCTTGATGGAAGCATACTGCGAAACTGACACGCATCGACCCCATTGATCCCAATAGCGCTCGCTCCATGTCTTGACTTCGATGCGCCCGACATTGGTGAAGATGTCTGGATCTCGATCTTTTCCTGGGTCGGAGAAGGCTGCCTCTGGCTCAAAGCCGTTATCTCGAAGCCAGATGAATGCAGCAAATTCGCCGAGATGACCAACAAGATGGCTGTTCGCTGTGTTCCTGTAATGTCCAGGGTTGTTGCGATAGCGCTCGAAAGTCTTCTCGGCGAGAAGGAATGCTGCTTGCTTGGCTTCAGGGTTGAGGATCAAGCCCTGAATGTTCAATCGTTATCCTTGCACTGGTTTTGAAACATCTGCAATTGCGGCATGAATTCCATCATTGGTTTCCCCAGCCTTAGCAGTTGCAGTGCGGAATGCTTCTTGAATGTCGAAATCACTTGCCTTGCCAGACCATGCCAATGCGACTCCAAGATAAACAACAACAGTGGCGCAAGCTGTGCCAAAGGCGATTGCTCCACCCATGAGCCAGTTCTTTGCGACAACTGCTCCGATTCCCATTCCAGGAAGGAAAGTCATCATCACCAAGCCGATGACACGAACTCCGATGTTTTTCAATTTTTTCATTTTGTTTTCCTTACTTTGTAGGAGGAAGAGATGTCCACGCTGGTCGCGCGACTGCAATGATTGTCTTGCCGAGATAGCGCTTGCGCTGGTACACGCCACCGCCATTTTGCTGGCTTGCGCCGATTGCGCCTTCTGGAGATGTGTTGCCTTCAATAGTCATGAGATAGGAATTGGTTGCATGGTTCTCGGTAACGATGCCGACATGATCAGCAACGCCAGTGCCAGCCCAATCGAAGAAGATGATGTCTCCTGGTTGAGCCGTCTTTGGATCAACCAATTGCTTCTTTTTCTTGAAATAGTTCACGCCATCTGGACAATAGATGAATCCAGCAGGAGCCTTTGCCGCAACAAGCGAGGAAGCATGGAGTTGATCAAAACACCAACTGACGAAACAAGCGCACCAACTGGAGCCTTGATCATTCTGTCCGGTCTTTGCTTTCCACCAATCCCAGAATTCAACGATGTTGCCAGACTTGCCGTCTTTGCCACCCTTTTCGACAGTGCCGATCTTGCCTTGAGCAATCTTGACGAGATCAGCGCCAGTGGTCACTTGGAACTTCTTGAGCGAGATGGCTTGGATTCAGTAATTGCCTTCATCACTTCAACATCAATCTTGATGATGTTTTGATTCTCAATGAGCTGATCGACCTTGTTGATCAAGCCAGTCTGACCATCATTGAAAAGAGCGTATTCAATCTTTGCCAATTTGTCTTCGATCGCTTCAGTGTGCTTCTTGATGGTGGCTTTGGCAATGACAGCCAAGCCAGCAAGAATTCCACCAGTGACGAAGAAATACGAATAAACGATGGTGGCTGTGTCTGAAGTCATTTGCTAATCACCAAGACATCAAGTTCAGTTGTTCCATTGCTGACTATTGCATAAAGAGAAGTCTCATGAGTCTCAACTGTCAACTTGTCACCAGTGTCCATTTTGTAGCCAGTGGCAGTTGTAACTGTTGAATTTCCAAGATAGATAATTCCCATTGCATGAAGATAGATACTGGTCGCGCCATCTCCAAGTTGAATAAGAGTTGGAGTTGTGCCAACTGAGAGTTGTTGGGAAGTAATTGCCATTTGGCGCTCCTAGGGTTGAGAAGGGTCAGGAATTATGAGGCTGGAACATCTTCAACGAAAGTGACGGATTCCTCAATGAATAAACCACCGCAATCGCAAGTGGTTATGTAATTAGGTTCATCTTCCCTGCGTTGTTCGATGTAGCCTTTGCCACATTGATCACATTTGTATTGATAACGATTGATTTTCATTTCATCTCCTAGTAATAAAGAAGGATGCAGCCGCCGCCACCCGCAGCGCCAGTGGTCACATTTGTTCCAACACCACCAGCACCACCGCCGCCTGAACCACCTGCTCCGCCAGCAGTTGTTGTCGCGTTACCGCCAACCGCTAAAACGCCACCACCGCCACCAGCATTTCCACCTGATCCACCAGTTCCTATTGAGCCAGTTCCACCAGAAAACAATCCCGCGCCACCTGCGCCACCTACGACAGTAGTGCCTGCATTGCCGCTACCACCGCCACCAGTAAATGATCCAATTCCTCCAGCAATGCCAATAACATTGCCGCTACAAGCACCAGCACCACCACCCGAAACTCCAGTGCCACCTACACCGCCAGTACTAGAAGCACCACCACCACCACCAGAAACTCCAGCGCCACCAGCAGTGCCGCTACCACCGCCAGCGCCAAATGGAGAGTTGTAATAATTAGCACTTCCAGCACCGCCAGCAGAACCACCACCACCACCCCCACCTGCTCCACCTAAAAATCCAGCAGAACCAACAGTGTTTGCACCGCCACCTCCACCACCGCCAGCAATTAGACCGCCAATGGAAGTTGTTCCGCCAACGCCACCAGGAGTTGCACCAGAACCAGCAGTGCCACCAGCGCCAACAGTGCACGAAGTTGTTGTTTGAACTTTCACCCAACCTTGAATTACACCACCACCACCGCCGCCGCCGCCAGTAAAACCAGCAGTGCTTGTACCACCACCACCACCGCCGCCAACAAGAATTGCCCACGCAAAATTGATGTTGCTAGGAAATGTTACAGATGTTCCTGATGTAATTGTTTGTTGCAAAGTCAAATCGCGTGGAGCGACTGTCGAAACTGCTGGAACTGTATTGATTCCCATTTGTTACTCCTTACGCTACTGCGATGCCGGAAATATGGAATGAAACTGTTGTTGCTGATGCGCCACCTGTGATTGTATTGGTTGCAGATAAAGGTTGTTTCAGATCAATGAATGTTGTTGCGTTTCCTGTAATTGGAACTGCGGTGGCAAGGGCTGTGTTTGCACCAGCAGTTCCCATTGCAAGGGTAAAAGTTCCACCAGAGGAGGTTGTATTTACCACCGCAATGTTGGTCACAATCCAAGTGGTTGAAGCAGGAACAGTTCCAAGAACTGTTGTTGTGGTTGTTGTCGCTGCTCCTCGAAAGAAGGTTGTTGGTGTCGTTGCCATTGTTGCTCCTTAGATCGCATCCATGATTTTGAGAATTGCTATGTCATCAGTCCATCGAACTTGGTTGGCATTTGAAGCATCTGCCACAAGTGTTTCACCAAAGTTTGTTGTCACTCCTTTTGTTGCCGCTGGTGAAAGGTAATTGAGAGTTCCTGCCAAGTCGTTGAGTTCAGAAGCAGGGAGAGCGTTGCCATTGACGAAAGTGGCGCTGCCGCCTGTGCCTTTGGTTGGGAAACCAGTTGCCATTGCTTCTCCTTAGAAGGTTGTCGGTGATAAGTCTAAACCAACGCGCCAGGAATGAGGCGTTATGTCGTGACTTATGGATTCGATGAGATTTGTATAAGACAAGGTTCTGCCATCAACAGTTGTTCTTGCCACTGTTACTTGATCGCCAAGTTCTGACGGAAGCACTGAGTTCCATTGCGTAGTCAGTCCAAGTCCATCAAATTCAATGCGATCAACGCGGGTCAATGGAAAAGCAGTTCGGCTGGCGTAATATCCAGCCATTGTTGCGGCAACTCCATCATCGAGCAGTGGCGCTGAGATCGCCTTTTGATAAGTTCCGAACCTATTGACTGAAGCAGTTGTCGATGCAGTTTGAGTGTGTCCTGAATACTGAGTCAAGATGACTTTGTTGACTAGGAAGCGAGCGCCAGGATCGGTGACAATTGTGTCGTATTCGATAGTTCCAGCGGAGCGAGTATCAGAGAGCGCGAAGCGCGTTGGCGTGGTCTTGAGATTCTCGTAAGGAATCAAGACCAAGTTGCCTTTGCGATCCGCGTGGAATCTGCCGAACTCGCAAGTTGCTGCCTGTTCTGCCAGCGACAATGGTGTTGTGCCGTAGGTTGTCGGTTGCATCTGGCGTGTGCCAGTCAAAGCGCGAGCAGTTGTTGACCAGCCGATTGCATCAAGAATGCGACCGATTCTGGTGGCAGTGGTATCGCCTGAATAAGAGCTTGTAATCTGATCGAATGATTGTGCGCCAAGTAGTGCGAGCGCATCAGTTGCAATGAATGTCACTGTTGGATCAAGAGAGGCATCAGTCTTGACTTGTTCAAGATAGCCTGTGTAGAGCAATTCATAACTGGTGTTTCCAGAATAAGGTTTTGCCGTTGCGTTGTAGGAAACACCTGTTGCGTTGTAGGCGATAGATTGACCATAAGCAGCCCAGACTCGAACTCCCATGCCGCGCATGAGTGTTGAGTATCCGTACCATTGATAGGTTGAGGAAAGATTGTCAGGATCGAAGTTGCCTGAAAGGTTATCAACTACAACAGTCAATTGACCGGGCTGATTAGCTTGATCCTCGCGAGTTCTGCCTCGGCGAATTGAAACTGAACGAATCACGCCTGAATCAAGTGGTTGCCAGTTGACTCCTGGCTGACCACCGAGAACATCAGTTCCGCCAAGTGGCGAGATTGCAATTGTGAAATATCCACGCCAGCCGAAATCGAATTCAACAATTACCTTTGGAGCATTGACTGAATCAAGCAGTGCCATTTGCTAAACCCCCAGAATTGCTGGATCTAAACCTCTTCGGCGCATCAATTGTGCGATGCTGTCGCGAACTGTGACAGCCAAATCTTGTTCGTGAACAACTGAGCCAGCAACATTGATGGTGATGTTCATGCCACCCATGCCGCCCATTTTGGAAAGTGGAATGACTGCTTCAGCGCCAGCCTCGCCGATCATTGCAAGAGTTGGAGATGTAACAATTCCGCCGTTGGCAAGCATCGGAATTGGTGGAATGTTGACACCAAATTCTTGACCACCAATGAGAGGAACCCAGTCAGGAATCTTCACATGAATGGCATCGATGCCTCGAATGGCAAAGTTGATCAGCGAGATCAAGCCATTGATTTCTGATTTGATCAAGCCAACGAATGCTCTAATTCCTTGCCCGATCTTGCCGATGACACCTTCAATAAAATTCCATGCGGCAGATGTAACATCTTGAATGCCAGACCAAATCGCCTTCCAATGGTCAGAGATAAACTTGAGGGCAATTCCAAGTGGGGAAGTTAGAGTGAAAAGGTTCCAGATCCAGTCAACCTTTTCCTTGATCCAATCCCAAGCAATTCTGATGACATCTTTGATGCCTTCCCAAGTTTCTTTCCAGTGAGTTGCAAGATAGACAATTGCTGCAACAACTAAGCCGATGGCGAGAACCATTCCGCCAGTTGCGAGATTTGCTGCAATTCCGGCGGCAACTGTTTCGGCTGCTGATGCAGTAGCGGCAGCGCCAGTGGCAACCCAGCCAGCAATCATCTTGGCAAAGGCAACTGTTGATTCGATTGCGCCTCTGGCAAGTGTTGTCAGATAAGCGCCGATGGCAGCAACAAGAACTGTGCCAATGATGATGCCAACCGCTTCGGCAATAGCCTTGTGCTTGGTGAACCAATCGACAACATCTTTGATTGCGCTGACGAGTTTTTCAAGGATAGGAATCAAAGCCATGCCGATGTTCTTCGCAACATCTTCAGATTGAGCCTTGAGTGCTTGCATCTTGCCAGAGAATGTTTCAGCTTGAGCAGCAGCCTGACCACCGATGGCATCAGACAAGCCCTTCATGATTTCCTTGCCAGCAGAGGAAACAGTGTTCACCTTTTGCTGAGCATCGCTGACTTTGCCTAATAGTTTTTCATAAGCATCATGATTCACGCTGGCAACATAAACTGCATCAGAGTGAGCCTTGAGGAAAGTCGAAGCGGCATCAGTAGCCTTGGAAAGAGCATCATGAGCAGCCGCAAGTTTGGCTGCACCAGCGCCAGCGATTGGAAGGTCAATTCCAAGTTGCTTCAGTGCGCGAAGGTTTCCTTCTTGAGCGCGAGCAACAGCAGTGGCGGCAGTAGCCAAATCAATGTGCTTGAACTTTGCCAAATCTGCTGCGATTGAAAGTGAATCAAGCGCCTTGGATGGATCCTTGAGAGCAGTTGTCAGATTTGCCAAAGCCTCTTGAGTTTGAGCATTGGTGAATCCGTACTGTTCCATCTGCTTCTGTGCTTTGCCAATCGGCTCGGCGAATTTTTCGAAACTTGTTCCAGCGTTCTTGAGCGCTGCTTCCAATTTGGCATGAGATTGTTCGAACTTGTCTGCCATCTCCACGCCAAGAGCGCCAACGCCAACAGCGGCAGCGCCTAAGCCAAAGAGTGCAGCCTTGCCGAAGCCAGCAAGTTTGTCGAATGATGAAATTCCTTTGGCTTCAACTGAAGACATCTCAGTGCGAGCCTCGCCCATTGCGGCGGTAAATTCAGAGACATTTGCTTTGAGTTCAACGAATACTGGTGGAAGCATTGACATCAGATGATTCCTCCCATTCGATCAACGGCGGTTGCCCAGCCCTTTTCATAATTTGCAAGCATTGTTGGTTCTACTGCTTCAACTGCTGGTCTAAAGTAAGGAAACTTTGCTTCGAGTGGTCGCTTTTTGACATTGTTAGGAGAAGCGCCAATTCCAACGCCACCTGTCCAAGTGTTGCCAACCAGTCTTGGCTTTGCAGCACCAACTCCAGCATATAGAACGCCAGTCATCTTTCCTGGAGCGCCTGATCTTGGAGAGTTATGTTGTCCGGTCGTTCCTGGTACCTGATAGTTCTTGCCAGTGATTCTGTTGGCTCCCTTTTGTGTCCAGCGAGGAGCGCCACGAAGGTTCTTGCGAACAGCAGTTTTCAATTTGTTTTGATTGACTCGAAGAGCTGCGAGAGTTGCTTTGTCCACTCTGGCTTCGATCTCTTCAGTGACAGCCTTGAATTCTTTGACTCCATGCCAGACTGCTGTGATTGCTGTTGGCATCAAGCATCTCCATTCCGCATCTTGTTTTCTGTAACAATGAAGACTTCATCAATTGCTAAAAGCCAGTCTAGCGTTGCTGCTGACTCTTCTTCGAGTTGCGATGGAGTGCAGCCGAGCATCTTGCAAAGTCGATAGATTTTCAGTTCATCAGGCAATGGCTCCCGAACTGTTCCTCCCTCAAGCGCTCGACTTATGCGCCTAAGGGCTGAGTGGGGGAATTTGGGTCATTGCTCAATCCAAAGTTTGGAACCATAGAAGTAACATTCTCGGCTGCAATCTTTTGGAGCAGTGCATAATCCTCTTGAGTAAGTTCGCCCAATGAATCAATGTTGATTGGCAATTCGAATGACCAAGATTCAACGCGAGCGACAATGAGCAAATCATTCAATTCATAAAACTGATCAACGATTGTTGAATCCATACTTGCTGCAACATCGGCAGGATCTTGATTCAGAGCCGCCTTTGCTTGTCCTCGACCAATAGCCAGAAGAGCCTTTTCAATTGGTCGGCGCAACTTGACCGAAACGGCGGCTGGATCCCGAAGGATTGCCCAGCCACCATTTGCGAGTTCGATTTTTTGTGACATTGTTTTCCCCTGTTCTTAGATTAGAGAGCTGAATCTGCTGTCTGATAAACGATTGTCAATGGTTGGTTTGTGCCGTCATCATAAGCCTCGAAAGACATTGAAAGATCGATGACACCAGGACCGGCAACATTTGGAGTGTCTGCATCGAACTTTGCAGCAGGAATTGTGATGCTCAACTTTTCTGGCTGACCGAGAGCGATCGTTGCGCCAGTGAAGGTGAGAACGATTGCTGTTGTTGTATCAGCAAGGAAAGCGCTGAGAAGAGTTGTGTCAGTGAACTCTGCTGTCATCTTTCCAGTTATCTTGCGGAAGCCGTTGATGACTTGTTCAGCCTTGAGTCCAGATGGGCCGAGGTTGTAACGATCTCCCTTGAGAGTGTTAGCAACTGTTACTGTGAAATCCTTGATGTTGGCAACGGATGAGCCAGCAACAGTGATTGCACCTTGAGAGAAGTTGAACAAGTTTGAGATTGTCGAATAAGAAGCAGTTGCTAATGAGATACCAGTTGTCAATGAAACAGCATCAACCATGAATTTTCCAGTTGCTATTCCACCAACTGCAACGCCTAATTCAAAGCCTTGAATCTTTGCGCCAGAGATTGTCTTTGGAGTAACTGTTCCGCCGTATTGAGGAACGCCAACCTGAGCAGTGAATGAACGAGTATAAACATCGCCAAGGGTGAATGTGTAGGAATAAACACCAGTTGTCACTGTTGTTGGTGATGGTGAAGTTCCCATTGCTTGTGCAAGCAGTAGTCCAAGCCCGCGAGTTGGAAGATCAAGAACGATGTCACCAGTTGCATCAGATGTGGTCACAACTCGGCGCTGAGAGCGTGGAAGTTGTCCACCAGCACGAAGACCCATTCCAACTGCAACTCTTTTGTTGTAGTTGAGGTTCTCTGATGTGAATTCATAGAAGCGAGTTACTGTGACTGGTGTGTTGAATGTTGTTTCGGCTGCAATCCCTAGTTGCGAACCAATACCTGAGCCGATTGCCATTGTTTATCTCCTAGTTACTGGCAGCAGGGATTGAATCTGCTGG